GAAGTCTGGCGATTCGTCTCCGGCGACCGCATCGAGTCCCAAGTCGTCCATTGGGCACCATTCCCCGAACCGCCCACCACCCCGCCCGCTAAATGAAAAACACCCTTGACCCCGAAATCGCCTGTCCCGCCTGCCGCCGCGAGTGGCAGGACCACCCCGGCATCGCGCATACCTGCCGACTCGCCACCGAGTTAGCCGCCAGCCTGCGCGACATCCTCACCTATGTGCGCGCCCCCGAATACTCCCGCGACATCACCGAGCAGGAAATCTTCTTCGACGCGGTGGAAAACGCCCGCCGCCTCGTCGTCAAATCCGGCCACTTCCAAGACTATCCCCCCGAGCCCCATCCATGAGCAAAACACCCGAAACAGACCATGTGAGAAAATCAAACGACTGCAATGCAGCGGGCTTTGCCCGCATGATGTTGCACGCTCGCAAACTGGAGCGCGAGCGAGATGAAGCGAGGAATGCGATGAAGCAAGCTATGATCGCCTACGCTGAGTCATGCAAAGCGGTTGATAATTGGAGGGCGAGAGATGAATGACACGCCAGTAACGGACGCTTTCTTTTATAAGAAAGGATGTTGGAGCTCGGACATTTTAGCTTTTTGCCAAAGATTGGAACGCGAGCGCGACGAGGCGCGGGACATTATCCGAAAGGCCATAATGAAATTTTCAGAAGACGATTCGGATGGGCGAATTGCTGCCGCAATGCTTGCGATACTTTCCAAAAAGGAGCCTGTTTCCTAATGACCTGCCCCTCCTGCGCCGCCGAGACCAGCGTTGTCACTTGCCGGGCGGAGGGCCAGCGAGTCCACCGCCTGCGCGAGTGCGCTGCCGGGCACCGCTTTTACACCTGCGAATTGCCCGCCGAAGGCCGGTATCCCTGGCCAAAAAAACCCGCCCCCAAACGCACCAAACCCAAACCCAAACAACAATCCACCGACTGGCTCAACCGCATCGCCGCCGCCGTTTCCGCATGAACTCACTCCGCGACTACCTCACCGCCCGCCGCTTCGATCCCACCCACGCCCTCAATCTCCTCCAAGACCACGGCATCATCTCCGACGAATGCGTCACCCCCGAAGATGTCGGCGACTCGGGAAAAGCCATCACCTGGTTGAGCCTCCGCGAATCCGAACTCAAATCCTCCTCTGTGTCCTCTGTGGTCAAATGATCCCCCAAACCCCCAACCCCGTCATTCCCCCCATCGAGGTCGAAGGCCGCCGCGCCGATGGCAGCTTCGTCGTCCGCTACCGAGGCCAAAAGCTCGCCGCCACCGAGGCCCAACTTCTCGCCATCCACCGCGAGCGTGAGGAGCAAATCGCCCGCATGGTCGAAGACCCTTGGCGCTACGGCTGGCTGAACCCCGCCTGGCAGCGAGCCGATTCCGCCTACGACAGCCTCCGCGAGAAATTCCCCAAAGGCGTCACCGAACTCTTGATCCTCGGCGGCAACCGCTCCGGCAAGTCCCGCTACTTCGCTCGCCGCGCCATGCAACACCTCGTCGAGAAGCCCGGCGCGAAAGTCTGGTGCCTCCAATCCACCGAAGCCGCCAGCATTCAAAACCAGCAGCCCTACTTGTGGGAGTATTTGCCGAAAGAATGGAAACCCTCAGCCTCCGGCAAATTCAAAAAAGGTGCCGTCGCCAACATCACCTACTCGCAGAAAGGCGGCTTCACCGAGAACTCCTTTGTCCTGCCGAATGGCTCCCAATGCTGGTTCAAGTTCTACTCGATGGAAGTCACCTCGATAGAAGGTGCCGAGTTAAATTTCTGTTGGGCAGACGAATTAGTCACCCCGCTGTGGCTGGAAGCCCTTCGTTTTAGGCTACTTACCCGCGACGGCGAACTCGGCATCGGGTTTACACCGATCGAAGGCTACACCACCACCGTCAAAGAATACCTCGATGGCGCGAAAACTTTAGAGGAATGCCCCGCCCCGCTCCTGCCCCGCTACCGCGACGGCCACCTCCTCGGCGTCGAGAGCGTTCCCCGCATCCAGCAATGCACCAGAGAAAAAGCCCGCGTCGTTTATTTCCACACCGCCGACAACCCCTTCGGCAACCCCGAGGCCATGGAAACCGAACTGCGAGGCAGCAACCGCGAACGAATCCTCATGCGAGCCTACGGCGTCCCCACCAAAGCGCGGATGTCCATGTTCCCGAAATTCCGCGAGAATGTGCATGTCGTCCCTCACGACAAAGTTCCCACGGCGGGAACCGTCTTCCACTTCGTCGATCCCGGCGAAGGGAAAACTTGGGCCATGTTGTGGATTCGATTCACCCCCGATGGCCGGTGCTGGATTTACCGCGAGTTCCCCGACCAGCTCGACTACATCGAAGGCGTCGGCTACCCCGGCCCGTGGGCCGAAGCCGATGGCAAGCTGCAAGACGGACGCCCCGGCCCAGCGCAAAAAGCCTGCGCCGGGTTCGGCTTCGAGGACTACAAGCGCCTCATCGAAGCCGCCGAGAAAGCCGACTCCGCCGAGCCCGCCGAGCGTTGGATGGATAGCCGCTATGGCAACACGCCGACCATGACGCACGAAGGCGTGCGAACTTTGATCGAGCAATGCAGCGAGCGCATCGGCCTCGACTTCCGCGCCACCAGCGGCCAAGCCATCGTCGAAGGCGTCACCCTCATCAACGACTGGCTCGCCTACAACGACGAAGCTCCCGTCGATGCCCTCAACTCGCCCCGCCTCTACATCAGCGAGCGTTGCCAAAACCTCATCTACGCCCTCAAGACCTGGACCGGCAGCGACGGAAAACGCGGTGCCACGAAAGATTGGATCGACCTCCTCCGCTACATCACCCTCTCCGGCGTCGAATACGAAGACCCCGCCTCCCTCCGCACCCGAGGAGGCGGCTGCTACTAAATCCTCCCTCTGTGCTCTCTGTGTCCTCTGTGGTCAACCCCTCCCTTGACTCCTTCCCGTAAAATCTCCCTAAGCATGAAACTACTCCGCCGCCGCGATGTCATGGCCCGATTGGGCGTTTCCGCAAAGCAAATCACCAAACTCATCGACTCGGGCATTCTGCGCCCGATTCGCCGCCAAGGAGCCCGCGCCTGGTATCGCGCCGCCGATCTCGAAAAACTCGCATGAGCATCAAACGCACCGACAACCACGGCAGCCTTTCCCGCAACAAGAAAAAGGAAAAGGAAACGCACCCCACGCACAAAGGCTCCTGCATCATCTTGGGCCAAGAGTTTTGGATCAGCGCGTATGTGAACGAGAGCCGCGACAGCGGCGAAAAGTATTTCAAACTCTACTTCGAGCCGAAGAAGCCCCGCGAGGATTCCGCCGCCGAGCCGCATCCCGCCTCGCTCTCCGAGTCTCCCGACATTCCCTTTTGAGCATGACCGCTGAGGAACAATCCGCCGCCTGGTGCGTGCCGCCCGAGGAAATCTGGTTCCGCGCCGTGCTCCTCAAAATCACCGACGCCATCGAGGACGCCGCCGAGATCACCTGTATGCCGCAGACCGCACAGAACCCCGGCCTGCTCGCCCACAGCGCCGGTGGCCTCGAAGCCCTCCGCACCCTCCGCGAAGAAATCGAGCGCACCCGCGCCGAGGCTTTCCTAGCCAAGAAATAATCCGGTCTCCGTGTCCTTTGACTCGCTCGCTCCCGCGAGTCTCGCCCTTCGGGCCAACCTTCGGTTGGTCTACCTCCGGCCTGCCCCGGCCTGCGGTTGTGGTTAAAAATTATTTAGCCCCCGTTAGCACCCATTAGCTCCCGTTAGCGCCCATTGCGCCAGCACCCCCTTCCGCTTCGCAATTTTCGCAGGCATTTCCTTTCGCAAGCGAGGGCTGAACTGCTCGCCGCGAACTCCGTGGAAACCGTGCGGAGCCGCATAAAACCTCAGTTCTGACACCGCGACTTGGACGCACCACAAACCATGGACCAGACAGAATCAGCATTCAGCATCGGCGAAGTCATCGACGCGCTGGGAGTCACCCTCCCCACCGTGGATGAGACATCTCCGGCGGCCCCCGAAGCCGACCAGGAAGCAATCGCGGATGAGACCCCTGACAATACAACCGAAGAAACCGAGACCGAAGATTCCCCCGAAGATTCGTCCGATTCGTCCGATCCCTCCGACGAAGCAGACGACGAGCCCGAGGAAACCGACGCCGACACCGACGACGAAGACCCCGACGAGGAGCCTGTAGAGGCCGAGCCCGCCGCCGTGAGGAAACTCACCAAGCGTGTGGACAAGCTCACCGCCCGCGCCAAAAGCGCCGAGGAGCAAGCCACCACCCTCCAAGCCGAACTCGCCGCCGCCCGGGATGCGCTGACCAAAGCTCAGCCCATCGTGCTACAAGACGCTGCCGACCCACTCGGCGATGTCACCACCGCCGACGCCCTCGAAAGCCGCCTCGCCGCCGCCAACACCGTCCTCGACAATGTGCCCGACCTCATTGCCAAGGCCGACATGGAAGGCGAAGTGGAAGTGCCCATGGGAGACGGGTCCACCCGCAAGTTCACGAAGCAAGAGCTTCAAGAGCGCCTGCGAGTCGCCCGCCAAATCCTCAAGGCCGAGCCCGCCCGCCGGAACTACCTCGCCCAGCGCGAGACCTTCCAGCAAGAAGCCCGGCAAGTTTATCCCGAGCTTTTCCAAGACGAATCCCCGGCCCGCAAGATGATGCTCACCACGCTCCAGGCGTATCCCGGCATCGCCAAGCTCCCGAATCTCGAACTCATCATCGGCGACGCCATTCGCGGCCAAGCCCTCCGCTTCCAGCAAGCCGAGGCCATGGCC